GTCATACACTATAAACTGACCTGCATACGTGACTATGAAGATGTACTGTTGGTACGAGAATGTCGTCTGTACGTTAATAGGCTGACCACCCAAGATGCCCACTGATGCATTATATGTAGTGTATGACTTGTTATCTGTAAAGCTTCCTGAACCCAAGTTTAAGTTTTGAGACAAATTATTGTATTGTTCAAACTCTACTTGAACAGTAATGTCTTGACGTTTCAAAGCACAGAGGGGTATTTCGTCTGTACCGAAAGGCAGGCTTACATAGTACTCACGTGTAACCGTAGACTGTGTTTGGTCAAGTGTCCCGTTCAAGAGTTTCAGTATAGCCTTGTTTTCGTACGGCACTGTAAGGTCGTTCAGGAGTTCGAGATACTCTCCAGTATACTCTTTGATGGTTTGTTTTCCGCACATGATGCGAACAGACTTGCAGAGCGCGTGCGCCACAGAGTCGGTCCAGGTAGACAGACTAGGTGGCAAAAACCCGTTGATCCAGCCGCTCTGCACGTACGTCCACGGGGGTGTTGCTGGTAAGCTATAGGAAAGTCCTTGGCGAGCATCAAACCCCCAAAATGATGCATTCAGAGCGTTCGAAAAAGAAATAGAAGTGTAAGTACTAGAGGTGAAAATTCTATTTGTTAGTTGAAGAGGAGGCACAACAAGTGAAACAGAGTCTGAAACTGAAGAGGTATATGTGAACCCTGACAATGTACATGTGAAGGTTTTGTCAGTGAATGCAGTCACAGAAACAGTAGTGTTTAAAACACCACTGGAAGGTAAATTCAGAATAAGTTGAGTCCCGACTGGAAAGTTACTTGAGGCTGATGTTGTAAATGTCACAGAAGAGCCCACGACTGAAGCCCCAGTGATGGCCCACGTCCTATTCGTCAAATTATTCAGCCACAAGTTCTGGTTCTGAGTAGAAAAGTAACTCACAACGTCACTGGACACTATTCCAGAAGATGACGCCTTTCCTCCAAATGAAATACCAATAATAGTAGTAGAACACGTGAATGAGTTGGCAGTTGGGACACTTGCAATAGTGTATGTCCCATCTAGATTGAAAATACTATAAGTTGTGCCTGTCAGTATCACTTGTGCACCCACCGAAAAATAGTGATTCCCTATAGTGTTTGCCGTTAGAGTTGTGCCATCTGCAAACACCACTGCCATCCCGATATCAGCATATACAATCGGCTTCACCTGTGAAGAGGGTGTCGGATACACATACTGACTCGACTGTACTGGATAAATTGGAGGCATGAGTGCTCGGAGTGTAATGGCTGTTAGAATGTCATTCCTCTTTGGTATGGTACATGTTGACAATGTTCCAAAAAATGTTGTAGTATTATCAAAAGGAACTTCAAAAGTTTCCCTGAGTTCTGTGTCATACTTGGTCGGCTTTGTGTTGAACAGGGTTATTTGGGGGTTTTTGGTACTGTACGTATCTGCTACGGACAACAATAACTGTCCTGCCATACTATTACTTATATTTTTATGCTATAAATAGTATGGCGCGTATAGCAGCTCTGCAGGCCCTAAATGCTGTAGGACCAGCCGAGCAATACCTGTACGATGACAAGTCACAGTGGGCTCCAGATATTAGGCGCCACTCAAAGTTTGCAGCCACCAGGCGTATGCTCCCAGTCATTACACAAGTTGGAGGACAATATTTAAATTCACAGTACCAGATTTCATTGTATCCCAAACAGGAGGGGGACATTTTGACAAATATCTTCCTCTCGGTGACTCTGCCGGCCCTGCCAACTGGGTACAACTACTGCGAGCTCGTAGGCAGAGCCATCATCAAAAAGGCGGAATTCATCATAGATGGTAACGTCATAGAGTCTCTGGAAGATGACTGGTACATCATGCGTGACCAGCTCTTCCTGAACGCAGACGAAAAACTCTCCATGTATCGCCTCGTGAGCAACGGTCAAGCCGAGTCAAACGTCGTGCCAGCCACAAGTCAGATCAATTTGATGGTCCCTCTCGACTTTTTTTTCTGCCGACGCAAACGGAGACAGGGAAAGCCATACTTGCCCCTCTGTGCCATGTACAACTCTTCTATAATTGTTCGGCTTACGTTCAACACACAGGCGTGGATCACCAACTACACAGCAACCACCATAGACCTCATAAACCCTCGTCTTTTGCTCGAACAAGTAACACTCACTCCAGAGGAACGCATATACTACGGGAACACCAGACTCAGCTTTAAGATACCTGTAGCTAAAAAGGAAGCTGTACAAAACTATCAGAATGGCACAGTACGTATGAATCTCACGGCAGACTTTCCAGTATCTATGCTCGTCTGGTTTGTACGAAACACACTCTACGAGTCGACTACGAGTCCAATATACTACGCTTCAAGATATACGTATGGCTACAGCACTGACTATATAATCTCAGCCGTTCCCATAAATTTTTTTAATAATGTAAAGCAAAGTTTTGTAGATATTATAAAGTCAGCCACCTTGTACCTGAATAACGACAACGTCTTGAGTAACTTTCCAGGGGCTCTCTACTACACGTACAAACAGTCTACAGAACATGGACTAACAGCACCGACAAAGAATATGTACATGTACTGCTTTGGAGATGATCCAAGTACGTACAGTCAAAAAGGCACTATTGATTTTAAAACCCTCAATTCTCAAACAACTTATATAGATATGACTTTTGACCCAAACCTTGCCCCCCAAATTACTCAAGGGTACAACATGTACCTCTATTACTATGGATACAGAACCCTTGTTATCACAGGTGGAAAAGTGAGTCTAATTTGATTTATATTATTACTTTGTAAGGGTATGGAGGATATCTTTCTCCCTGTGTTTGAGTCTTCAGTTGTGCTCGCGAGTCACTATGCCAAGGCGTCAGGGCGGAACACGGTGACAGACAAGGACATGCAGTACGGCATGATGTATGCAGCCCGCAACGTGGTGGGCAAGCAAGTGGGCTCCCTGTTCCCAGAGATTTACGATGAGGAGGACTCTGACGAGGAGGACCTGGATGTTGTGGCGGATGACGATGAGCCCTTCACGCGCTACGAGGGCACAGACCCAGACAACATTGCGTACAAGATGAATGAGTGCTATGACACCTGGGACCAGTGGGAACCAGAGATTCCAGCCGAGATGGCGCTCAAAAGTGCAATCGAAAAACAGCGGAACCAGTAGGGGATGGAGTCCAACGTGATCCCATACAGTACACAGAACTTCACAAGGTTCACAGTGTATACAGATGGGGACGATGAGGAGCTCCCCCCCAAAGTACGGTACGCACCTATACCCCAGGACGATGACGACTCAGACTACGACCCAGAATAAATTATTTTTATAAATTATAATGGCATCCACCCTGTCGAACATCGCTCTGACCCTTGAGTCCCAGTCCCTGAACAGCATCGTCGCTGGTTTCTCCTTCGCCAGCGCCATCGCTTGGATGGACTTTGTGCGCTTCGCCATCTCCAAGATGGTCCAGGTGTCCAAGGATGGCGCCAGCTACTATGCGCTGGCAGCCCTGTTCACCACACTGATTGCAATCATCGTCTACATGATCGTGAAGACTGTCGCCTACAACGTTGAGATCCGCGAGCCCCAGTCGCCCATCTACGCAGTCACGGCGCACTAGAGACCTGCAGGTGACGCGGCTCACTGAGGAGTCCTCAGAACGTGAGGAAGCTGTGGAGGAGCCACAGGGACTGTCGCCTTGAGCTCAGCCGCCTTTCTGTACCAGTGAATTCCCCATAAAATTGATACGAAAAGTAAAATGTACAAGAGCCATCGGCCCAGCGCGGGCTTTTTCTTTGGCTCTGGCTTTGGAGGGAGCGCCGTCATGGCGTCTATGATTCTCTTGATTTCCACCTCTGGCACAGCCGGCGGGGGTGGAAGCTCAGGCCTGTCATCCGACACGTAGAAACGCAGCACAAAGGCGTTATTCTCAAAACCCTCAAAGTTCAACAGAGTTCCCGTCTTGTCATACCACTGCACAGTCAGCCGGTCTATGCTGTTGATGGGCTCTGGGTAAAACACACTCACCCTGTAGTCATTCGACTCTTTAAAGTTCTTTATGCACCCAGAGGCTACATCCATCTGTATCATGGCGAATGACCGCCGTGCACTCGCCCCTGTA